TGTTAAAACTATAGGTGCTTCCTCGCCTAAAAGAACTACACCAGGACGAGGAACAGGCTTACCTTTAGGGCCATCTACAACTTGCCAGCCTTGACTTGTTCTTTTTATTTTCCTTCCTAGTATTTCTTCAATAATTTCTTTAGGCAATGTAGTTTGTTTAGTTGTTTCTGACAGTATACGAGCAACGTCTTGCTTTAAAGTAGCTGTAGGCACTAAAACAGTGTCGTTAATAGTGCCCCACAAACGCTGTTCCTGCGTTGTAATATCTGCTAACATGTCATCAAACACTTTAGTAAACTCTTTTGAAGCAGCTACAGGATCGTTTTCGTAGGCTTTATTAATAGTAGCTAGTTTGTCTTGAGCAGCCGCCACTCTATCGTCTACTTGTCTTGTTAAATCCTCCTGTATTTTAGGCATTAACTCTTTAAAAGCAGGCCAGTTAAACTCTCCAGTAGAAGGATTCATCAGGTCGTTAAACTCTTTAGCCAAAGAAGACTGAGCAAAGTCTATTCCTTCCTTAACGTCAGCAGCAAAAATATTGTCTTCAGCAGCTAACGATCTTTGCAGGGTAAATACCCCAGGATCGTCTATCTTCTGCGCTATAGACAATACAGTTTCTCCTTTAGCAGCAGCTTCTAACGCTTGCTTAGCTTCTACAGGACTTACAGTAGCTCCTCTAAGCTCTTTACTAGCTTGCACAACATTGTCTGCACCAAACTTTGCTTCGTATTGTCTAAGAACAGCGGCTTCTTCTGCTGTTAGCAACCCTTTTACAAGATCAGGATCAAGAGGAATATCTCTGTATGATTTCATAACATCACGAACTACTCCAGTTCCTACGTCTATGTAGGTAGAAGGTCGTGCAGCAGCTATTAACCCGCCTGCTATTTCTAAAGGAAGTTTTAAAGGATCAGCACCCATTACTTTAATACCTGGCCCTTCAGAAAGCTGCCCAGCCGCTGCCATGGCTAGTCCTATAGTGGCTTCTCCAGACATAGATGTAGATGCCACATCTCTAGTAATACCAGCTATTGTAGACTCACCGCCAACTTTAGAAAAAGGCTTACCTGTAACAGGGTTAAAACCTGATCTAGCGCCTGCGTTTAGTGCCATGTTCTTACCAAACTGTCCTACAGCCACTCTAGCCGCAGCGTTAATTCCCATGCCCATAGAAGCGTAAAAAGCTCCTTTATCAAGAATCTCAGCATCTTCAGGGTCTGGCATATAAGTCTGGTTCTTTACTTGACTAGGGCGGTCTACAGTTTCCCCAGTAGCTAGTTCGTAAGGAGCCACTACTAAATCAAAAGCAGTTCCGTAGATACCAGCGTTTACTGCGTCCATTACTTCTAACACAGGATTGGCTATAGGAGAAAAACGCTGCTTTATCTCTTCGACAGCTCTTTCCATAGTTGACTTCTGTCCAGTATCCTCAGCCCCTTCTACAGGCAACTGAGGCAAGTCAGCAGGATCATAGGCAGGTAACTCAGCCAACATCTGAGCCTCTTGCTCTGTTTTAAGATTCTGCAAAGATTGGTTAGGAGTAATGTATCCTTCTATGTCAAAAACACTACCTCCTTCCGAACTTGCTACAGCAGGAGTGTACCCTTCTATAGTAATGACAGCCATTATTCGTAAACTCCATCAATAAGTAAACCTTGTCTTGATAAGTCAGCTAAAAACTCTCTAGGAGATAGCCCAATACCTTTAGACGCAGCTGTTTCTTGTATATCTTTGAAACTCATCTCAACAACTTTACTTCCGTTTTTAATTTTAAAGCCTTTAGGACGTGCTTTTACCCAATATTGAGACAAATCTTCATTAGTTTTTATAGGTACTAGGCGCTTATAAGTCAATCCTTTTGCTGTGACAGTCTCTACTTTAGACATAGGTAGATCGTTTAAATAAGAAGTCCACAAAGTTTCACCAGCTTGGTCAGTTATTTCGTCAAGTTTTTTTCGCTTGTTTGCAAAAAGCATTTGATCTTGTGTTTTGTAGGCATCTAACGTGTCTAAATCAGCAACCATTTGGTTATATTGCCAAACCTGAGAAATACCTGGCATTACTAGTTTAGCTGCTTCTCTATCTTTGTCTGTAAAACCTTTTCCTTGTGCGTCAATTAAAGGTTGAAGAGCTTCAAAAGCTATTTGTTTTAAAGCTCCAGCGTCATTTACTCTTTTTAATATAGATTCAGGAGCTGTTTTTCCTGCGAGAGTATAAATACCTTGTACGTCAGAAGCCCACTTAGCAGCTATTTCAGCAATAGTACCACTAGGCGCTTCTTGTTCAAGAGAGGAATAGATTCTTTTGGCAGTCTCTATCTTTTGCCTAGCCTCAGGCTGCTTAGCTACAACAGTATCATACATTGATCTTTGATCCAGAAAGTCTTCTTTCAGCATATCTGCCCGAACCTTAGCAGCAGGGTCTGGAGCAAGGCTTATTCCTGCACCTGGGATAGTTTTAGAAACTCCAAAACCCGCACCAAGCGTAATAGATTGTCCAGCTTGATTAACTAACGAACCGTCTGGCTTTTGTATTACTGTGCCTACTACTTGTCTATCTGCGCCTCTAACAATATTAACCACTTCGCCTTTAGGCTGAAGAGCTTCTAAACCTGCTTCGATAGACCCAGGAACTTGATTAAGTATTTGTTCGGATAGGGCAGCGTTTATTGGCTTAACTTTTAAGGCTAGTTGCTTAGACTGTTCAGCCTTTAATGCTTGCTCTTTCAACTGCTGAACCTGCGCCGCAGTTTGTGCTGCCCCTGCTGGGTTACCTTGCATCTGCTGTACTTGAGCCAGTTTAGTTAAATCAAGTATCTGCTGCTGAGTTGTTTTAGCTGCACCTGCTTTATCTGTAGGGCTGTTTAGCTCAAACATAGCACCCTGTATTTTTTCCTGCGGAGAAGGCTCACCACCACGTAACAGTCCACCTAGACCTTGCTGTAGACCTCTGCCTCTAGCTGCCATAAACTCGCCATAGAAGTTAGGAGAACCAGGCACAGCTTGCTGTACAGGCTGCTGTGTGCTGCTAATGCCTGTTAGTAATCCTGCAATATCTTGTCTAGCCATTTCCTTAACCTCCTCCTAAATTAAACAGCGAACTAAACAATCCTGCTGCTTCGCCTAAATCAATTTGTAACTTACCAGCCTGTAACTGTTCAGCGTATGTAGGCTGTTGACCCAGTAGACCACCAAGTAGCTGTTGCTGTTGAGAAAGACGTAGTTGATTAGCTAAGTTCTCGTAGTTCAAGCCAGTCTCTAAACCAACTCTACCTACCTGAGACTGTAGCTCAGCACCAGTTCTACGTCCAATGTCAGCAAAGCCAGCAGGTATTTGACTGGTTTGTAGAAGATTAAGAGCTTCTCTCTGTGGCTGATAACCAGAACTCAATAGTCCTGTAGCGCCTGCTAGAGCTTGTTGCTGCTCTGCTAGTGCCTGAGTCCTAGCACCTAAGTTAGCTCGTCCCATAGCTTCCTGACGCGCAGTCTCTTGTGCCAGTAGCTCAGGAGAAGAACCACCGTAAGCAGCAGAGCCTAAGCCTAGACGACCTTGTGACAGCATACGCTCTTCTAGTGCTAGACGCTGACGCTCCTCTTCAGGACGCTGTGTAGCTCTTATTTGCTCGAATATAGCCGCTTGCTGCGCTGCTGGGTCTTGACCTACCTGTCCAAATAAACCCGCTGCTTGGCCCTGTAGCTGCGCCTGTAGAGCCTGTTGCTCTGGAGATAGGTTTATACCAAAACCACCTTCAGGAGTAGTAGCTATGTTAGCTAGACCACTTGTAACAGTGTAAGGCTTAAACTCTGCACCTGCGCGGCCTTGTTCTGCTAAAGCTGTTGATCTTAGTTGAGCTTCACGCCCTAGTGCTTGTACATCTCCTATGGCTTCTCTGCCTAAGAAATATTCACCACCTGTGCGTAGTGCCTGGTTAACAGCAGGATTATTTAAAAACCCAGAAACAGTGCCAAAAAGACTTCCTAAGTCAAAGCCTGCTGCTTGATCACTTGTTATTCCACCACCCATCATACTCATTAGTAAGAACCTCCAGTAATTGTACCAGCCGTTAACGTACCTGATACATCTAAGGTTACAGCGGTAGTTGTTCCAGTTAGCGTAGCATTAGCTGAGTTAGCCTTTGTAGCACTCGCTATCTGTATGTTGTTAAACTCAGTGTCTATCTCTGTTCCTCTCACAATCTTCGCAGCATTGCCTGAAGGGAGAGAATCCTTTGTAGCAAAGTTAGTTGTCTTAGTGTAATTAGACATTTAGATAAGTCTCCCTAGTAGAGCATGTATGTCGATTTTTTGAATTGAGAAAGCAGCACCATTGACTTCTGCTTCTATGCCAATGGTTACTACCTCACCGCTACCGCTGGTGTTAACCTTTGGTGTGTTGATGAGGATAGAAGAGGTGTACTCGCTTGTGGTGTTGTACTCTGCTATACCATACTCAGCAATGTTAGACTCGCCAAATGTAAAGGCTTGCTTAGTGTAGTTAGCTGTGTAGTCATAACCCCAGTTTAAAGTAGTAGGTGTGTTCTGACCACCAATGATAGTCAAGTTAAACTTCTTTAGGAACTTCAGGTTAGATGTGTTACCAAAGTCCATAGGGTTACTGAAGTAGCGCATCTCGTACTTGTTAGCACCGTCCATGTAGCCTGTGTACTTAACAATACCTGAAGAGATGCCTATGTATATCTCACCACCTTCTAGTACAGCAAAGGACAGAGGATACATACCTGACCACGTAGTAGCTCTGTGTGAACCATCCTCTAAAGACCTACGCATGTCAAAGCAGTACACAGTGTTGCTGTCAGGTAGTGTTAACAGGTAGAAGGCTTCCTCAGAGCTGTACAGTGACTTGATAGGATTAGTCTGTAAAGGAATCAAAGACACCAAATCAGTGCGTACATTCTTGCTGATGTCACGCATAGGCATGGACTTCTCTTGTATAGTCCTACCAAAGCTACGTACACCTGTCTCAGACAAGAAGATGATGTCAGTGCCTGTGTGCTGTACTGAGTCACGAGCTATGCAACCAACGCCTTCTATGGTGTCTGTAAGCGTCATATTAGCAGGAGAGGAGGCTCCTGAGTACACCAGTATAGACTTCTTACCAAAGATGATTAGGAAGCCATTGTGGGCCGCTAGAGCCGTTATCTCGTCAAAGCCTGTAGGCCATACAGTAGTAACGTCTAACGAGCCTGATGTGCCTCCTGTCCAGTGATGACCATTAAGTAGATCAGACCAATAGACAGTGTGCTTGTTACCTGTAACATCCGCTACCCAGAGTCTACCATAGGCTGCTAAAACTTCGTTGCCATACGGAGGAGTACCAGTGCTGTGGCTGTGAGCTGACATCTCTTCCAACACAAAAGAACCTGACTCGTCTGTAGCTAGTAAAGGCTCATTACCTCTTTGGAACAAGTAAACATGATTATTTAGTGTTACTGTCTTCCAGTTGTTAGCGGTAGGCGTGTACCCAGTAGGAGTAACATCTGTAAGCGTTGTAGTGCCTGAGAATACTTTATTGTTACCTGCTGACAGCACAACCTTATCGCCAGAGTTGTCAATAAACTCGTACACAGTCTCTATACCACGGCTAGTACCTAGTACAGAAGAGCCGTTAGTAGACACCTCTACCCAGCCCTTACGCGCACCAATACGGCCTAGCTGATCAATAACACAGTTGTCTGCAATAGAGGCAAACGATGGGTCAATGTTGATCGGAGAGTCCTGTGTGTTTAGACCAGCAAAACCCGGAGCAGCTACTGTAATGTTTTGTAGTTGTTGTGCCATTAAGAATACCAGATAGTTTCTTCAGGATGTTGTGACGCATCAATAGCAATAGCATCAGACAATGTGTTGTCAGCTAAACCAAATAACTCTGCCGCGCTTGTACCGCCTGTTTCTCCACGTTCTCTAGCACCCAGCGCTGTAGCAAGTTGAACAACAGGTGACGAGGGAACTGCCAAAGTCTCTGTGTCTTCTGTGAAGTCCGCTGTACGCAGCACTACGTTAAACCTTAATTGATACACACCGTCAGGCTTGGGGTAGATGTCCACAGCGTTGTCACCAGCAGCGTTAACACCGTTGAAGCTGTAGAACTGTGGAGAACCCAGAGGAGGTGTCTCAATCAAGAAAGCGTTGTCCATCCAGCGAGAAGGGCGGTACTGCATGA